TGAGAAGTCACGCTCAGGCCGTATGGATACCCAGTTGGTCATGCAGATGCAGGATGACCTGTCCTTCACCATTAGCGACTTCACTCCTGCCATCAACGAAAACAACACGTCTCCTGCTTCCGTTGCTGATCGTGTTCTGCAAAAGCTCAGGGTTGTTCACCCCGAATCACGCACAATTGAAGATCTGTTTTACGACCCACTCATCAATGGAAAAACAGCCGCTATTCGCAAATCGCTTCAACGATTAGAAAAACGAGGCTTAGTCACGTGTACCCCTTTCACTCCCGCAAAACCTGCAGATCCTGGGCCTCTTCTGCATTCTGTCTTATGTGCCTCAGATAAGTCCCGCTCCAAACAACAAGTCAACTCTTATAAAGCAATACTCGCGCGTGGAGAGGGTCAGAAAGTGTCCCAACCAGGGGTAGATGCTAGTGCTGGAGCGATATCTGAGGTGGGACACAAGGCTGGGACACCCCTATCCTGTCCCAACCTTTCTGAGGGTTCTGTTGAGATTGAGATTGGTGCGGAAGAGTTGGGACAAATCTAACTGTCCCAACCCCCTGTCCCAACCTTCTTCCATTGCTATCACTAGCATTTGGAGCGGTTGGGACACCTACAGCATCTATACGCGCGAGAGACCCTTTGTGAACTGGAGCGAAATCCTTAGCAACGCTGGCATCCCTGATCCTCCGGGCTACCTTGAAACTGTTGCTTCGGTACGCTCCAACCCAAGAGTTAAATCGTCCAACAAATCCAATAAATCCAAAAAGAAACCCGTAAGATCACGCCATGAAAAGAGTCGAAACCCACCTTCCGGAAGAAGTCGCCAAACGTCTTTCTGACCAGGCAGAAAGCATGGGCCTTAAACGGTCTGAATTGCTCCGTGATCTAATCCTTAACTCTCAAACAAGCTTCAATATCACCCCCGATGATTACAACAAAGCTGTTGTCAGAGTTCGCAAGCGTTGTGGTCATCTTCTTGGGCGCTATCAGGCTGAAAGCATTGTGGCATCAGTCTTTGCAGAGTTTTCAGGAGCCAGTCTTCGTGCCGCAAAAAATTAATCTTTACTACTGTCAGATCGACAATGATGACGATTGCTTCCCACTAGCTATCGCTCGATTTACTTCTTACGACGAGGAGCACAAACCCCTGTCAGTAGAACAAGTAACTTACGAAACTGACCCTTACTATTTTCAAGCACAGGTTTCTGCTGCTCTTTCGTGCGGAGTTGATGTAAGTGTCATAACCACTTCGCCAATGGAAGATTTTGTTTGGATCAAAAAACTGTCGCAACAAGCTTGAAACTTAAAATCTTTCGCCGTAAAAACACATGGATTGTGCTAACAGAGAATAATGAGATAACGTTCCACCAAACGCTTGCTGGAGCGATGGCTGATGCCTCTACCAAAATCAGGACGCCAGCTCATGCTGGATCGTCTATATGCAGCAGTTCGGTCAGCCGCGACTGCTGACATTCAAAGAGCTGCAATGCTCCTAGAAGGAGCTAAAAAAATTAGGACAGGCTCAAGCCGTCAAAGGTCTTCCGCTCGATCAGCCCAAGCAACTGCTTGGAAGAAAAAAGTTGATGACTCAATATTATGGTAACGTTGCTCTATTGTGCCACTCTGCAATGGCTAATAAACATGGAAATCGTGTCCGCTTTAGCGTTCTCTTGGATGAAAATTATGCTGCCTGCTTGATTAAAAAAGCAAATTCTCAAAACATTAAGCCATCTTCTCTTATAAGAGATCTTGTCCACAAAAGATTTGGCAACGCTGTGCATCGCGCAAAACTTGTCTTAGAAGCTAAGGTTCTACTAAAAGAACTAGAAAACGATTGACTCCAGCTCAGCAATACGTTCCACAGCCTGCTTTAGCAACTTGCTCTGGTGCCAGTTCTGGCGTGCCATTGCTGTGCTTAAGCGGGATAACACGTCAATATTTTCGCAGTCCTCGATCTCTCTAATACAGCGTTCGAGCGTCAATTCCTCTTCGAGACTTTGCTCAACGACCATCCACTCTATTGATGGATTGTAAGGCTCGTTTTTCGGAAGCATAAGGTTCCTCCGTCTTGAACCGTATGTAATCACCTATAGCTGGAAATAACCACTCCTGCACTGGTAAACAAGCCTGCCAATTTACGGGTTGGACACAGTTCATCACGACTGTCGTCCAAAAAGCACTGATATAACCCCAGTTCATCGATCCACAAATACTGCCCAGCCGCTTGCTTCCCCTTCAATAGACCAACGCTGGTAGAAAGCAGGGCGAGACATCTTGATTAGCTGCCCTGACTTTGTGGTGTCATGACCGCCATGTTCCATGTCTGGCTTACCCATGGGATCCATAGCAATAAAATCGTCTTTGTCGTAGCCAATGATTACGCTCCAATGACCACAGCCTTCGCTATCGCACACTGCTGGATTGCCTTTGGTGAGGTCACCTCTATGTAACCAGCCAACCATAATTGGTCTACCGGCATCGATCTCGATCTCAATGTCTTCAACTCTTGTGTTTTTCCGAAACTCAGCGTCAAGGCCAAGTGATTTCAACGCAGACACCTGAGCATGGACTTCAGTCGTGTCACCAAATTTACGGCGTATTTGGCGATAAGCGTCTTGGCTTTTTACGCCATGGTGGAACGCCACGACCATTGCAGCAGCAGAGTCAAAGCACTCCCTATATCCGTAGCCAGTAGGGCTATCTAGCTGGTTGTAATACGGAACGCCATAAACCTCTTGATGAATGCCGCTTATTTTCCACATCTCAAACCACTCAGCTTCATCATCAAGAAGGTCTTGATCAATGGCACGTTCCAGCTCTGCAATTGCAGCTAGCTGATGGGGATCGCCTTTTTTAAAAAACTGGAAAAACGGAAGAAGTGACAATAAACCCACGATTACAACCCAAACCCACATTTATTTTTCAACGCGATCCCCTGGAAACAGCAAGTCCTGCACATACTTGCAAGCCACATCGTCTAACTGGTTGTCAGTCTGTTTGCTGATCTTGATCAGACAATCCATTAGCAGCTGCTTTACTGCCTTTGATTTGATGAAGCTAAACAGGATTGGCTTTAAAAGTAAAACCATGGCAGAACTGTGTGTGCCGGAAGTCTAAGTCCGATTTGCGTGGCCTTCCAGTCGTGCAACATTCTGCTCCAGGTCTGAGATTCGAGCGAATAGCTCCTGATCCCTAACCCTTAGATCAGCGTGGAGCACATCCATACGGCTCGCTAAATTATCGACAGCTGAGGTCAGACGCACCAACGAATCCCTTCCATGCTGGTTTTCGCGGCTGGCTCCTTTCAGTCCAGAAGCGGCTACGCCTATTGACGCACCAGCAACAGCAGCCCAGATTTCAACCACCATTCGACCTATAGCGTTAATTCATCATGGCAGAAGAACAGGTTAAGCAGGAGCAAGAAAACGACAACTCACGTTTAGGCGATGTAATCAAGGTTGTGTTGCTCGGATGGGCAATGGCAATCCTGACGGCAAACTACCTTGGCGTTTTCAAGCAATCGCTTGACCCCACCTACCCAGCTTCCATTCTTTCGGGGACAGCGGCATCCTTTGGCCTAGCTGTGGGCAACAATAAAAAGAAAAAAGAAGAGCCTACAATCAAGGAACAAACCCCTACGTCCAAGCCAAAATGAGACGTTTTCTCTTTGTATCGTGTCTAACGTTTTTTGCAATAAGTCCTGCTTCGGCAGACATTACACACGCTATTAAGTCCTCAATCTCACTGACTGTCGATGGAGCGGGATCAATCTCAACGCGTGTACCGTCTTCAGTGGCAGTATCTGGCTCTAACGTCACTTTGGGTACTGCTCCTACTTTGGGGACACTTACTTCCGGCACTGCTCTTGGGTACACTCCTGGTGCTTACAGTATTACTACTGCTGGTGACGCTTTTTCGTATACAGAGTCGTATATAGAAGGCGATGATGTTCCAACCGTGCTTTCAACAACCGTTACGGCGGGCGTAGTACCTGCTATGCCTATCTTTTCCAGCAACACTACAACTTCGGGCGGCGTGGCTGGCACGTTGGCAGGAACCATTGCCACGGATGGCGCACTAGCTATTACTGCTGGTAGCGCTGGTACAACTGCGATCGGACAGGTGATACAGGAACTCACTATTCGTTAATGCGAGTCTTACTGCTTGTTCTATACGCAGGTTTTGACCTGTTAGTAACTGCCGCACCAGTGGCGGCAATCCCCGTAGTGCCAAATTTTCAGCAAGGCGTGCTGTCTTCAACCACACGCACCAAAACAAAAGTAACTGAGATTATAAATTCTTACGAGTACAGAACCGGTTATGAATACACAGTAACCGGAACAAACATTGCGCCAGTTGGTGGTGCCATTGCACCGGCTAGCTTAACTTCAACAACAAATACGCTTAATGGTGTTTCTAGTCGTTGGACTGGTCTTGACCCTGCCAGTAAACCCGTCTGGAACGTCATTAAACAATCCAAAGCATTCCAATTTTCTGAGACGCTTCAAGGGCCAGGGCTCACAACTCACACCATAATTAATAGAGATACAGACGTTGAATCTTTGACTGAGACGACCAGCACGTTTAGCCAATGAAGGTTCTTGTTGCCTGCGAATACAGCGGTAGAGTGCGTGACGCTTTTAGGGGACATGGCCACGATGCTATAAGTTGCGACTTATTGCCAACTGAAGTTGATGGACCGCATTACCAAGGTCCGGTTGAAGACATATTGCATGATGGTTGGGATTTGATGATTGCTCATCCGCCTTGCACAGACTTAGCGGTTAGCGGTAGCAGGCATTTTCCAGCCAAAATCGCTGATGGCCGACAGGCTGCTGCTTTAAATTTTGTACGTCTTTTGATGAGTGCTCCAATCGATCGTTGGTGCATTGAAAATCCGATAAGCGTAATTAGTTCAGCAATAAGAGTGCCGGATCAAATTATTCAGCCTTGGGAATATGGACATGGCGAAGTAAAGGCAACGTGTTTTTGGTTGCACAATCTGCCAAAGCTAAAGCCTGCCAACTGCGTTGAAGGTCGTCAACCAAAAGTTCACATGATGCCCCCTAGCCCTAACCGCTGGAAAGAGCGCAGCAGAACTTTTACGGGTGTAGCCAAAGCAATGGGTGATCAGTGGGGATCAGGAGTTCTTCCTTTTTGCTCTGAGCAGATGGCTTTGTTTGCCTGATGAAAAAGTTTATTGCAACGCTTTTGCTGTTAACCGCTCCAGCGCAGGCTCAAGTCAGTAGTACAGCAGCACCAGTCGCTAATAGCAGCGGCTCAGTTACGAACCAGGCTGTGCAGGTCGTACCAGCAAGACAATTTACTAATACTTACGGTTCAGGGATTAGTTGCCAGGGTGCAACGTTAAGCATTAACCCTTTTGTCAGTTCAACAACAGGTTGGGCGCAGCCGTACGAGAAGTATTACGACGAGCCTGTGTATGACACGCTTGATCTTGTTGGTGCGCTTGACCCTGAAGGTAATTCCGTCCCAGATGGCAGACCAGATAATCCGGGCAATATTCTTTTTTACAAACCGACGCGCACCGGGCAAAAAACAAACCTATCAATTAACGGTGGTATTACAGCCACGCTTTCGATACCGCTGGATCGCCATCACGTCAGGACTTGTCGCAAAGCTGCAGAGAAACAAGTTGCCCTTTTAGACGCAGCCCTTGCAGACAAAAGGCTCAACTACGAAATTGCAAGACTAAAAAACTGTTCTGATCTTATGAAAGAAGGCGTTATGTTCCACCCTGATAGTCCGTATGCGTCAATTTGCGCTGATGTTGTTCTGACAAATCCGCCAGGCGTCTTGCCGTCCCACATCCATTCAATACCTACTTCCTTAACGACCGTTGAAACTTCCGCCGCTGCCAAGCAGACTCAACAGCAACCTTCTTCCCAGCCTTCTCCTTAATTTTCTTAATCGTCTTTTTAACAAGGGGCTTGATCGTTTTAAGCAAAATATCGCCTAATGGTTTAGCGAGGATTGCTGATGTCACGCCTACCGCCGCAACTGTTGCAGTCGTGACCACAACAGGCGTGCCAGGCAGATGGTTGCCGAGAATCGTTGGTATGTCCAGTGATTTGAACTGGGTTTGGCATTCTCCATCAATTTGCTTATAACCAATGACTACAGCAGTTTGTAGCTTATTTTTTGCGCCAATAGGTACTGCGTCTGGTGGCGGACACGGCAGTTTTGTGTCTAAATTTGGGATGTCAGGCGATTGAAGCCCGCTTGGCGAAGGGGACTTAGCCGGTTGCTGGGAGGCAGCCGGTTTTTCCTTTGGATCAAGTGCTGGCGCTTTGGCTGCTCCATACGTCAACGTGCCAGGCGTGAAATCCAGTGGCCTGTATGACGGCATCGTGCCATCACAAATTATGTAGGTGCCCCTTGGGTCATTGTCGTAAGCAGTTGGATTACCTGGCTGTACGTTTCTGGTCTCAACGCAGCCGGGTATGTCAGCTACTGGAAAGCCAAAGCCTGGTATTGCTGTAATCGGTGGCGCAGACGGGATGCTTTGCGGCTGAATACTTCTCCAAGTTGGTATTTCTGGGACGGAAACACGCCCCACACCAATCTCAGGTATTTCAGGCACCTAATCAAAATGGCGACGCAGGCAGCTCAATGGCTGGGCCTGTAGCTGATGGAAGCTCAGGCATTACGTCATCAATCTGACCTGGCACCACATCAGTGACCATCTTGGTCAATTCAAGTTTTAACTCACTCATGTAGTACTTCGTCAGCGATGGGATGCGCGTATAAAGCATCAACGATCCAACAGCAATGGTTGCTGACATCACAAAACCCAGCGTGCCAAACAGGTTGAAAACTTTTTGCATAATGATCCCAGATAAAACAAAAGGCCCCCTTGCGGGAACCTCTTGTTGGTCTGTGTGAGAAACCTGAACCAGTTATAGCTCAGAAGCTGTACTTTACGCCAACTTTAGAACCAACAGAAGGATCTTCGTCTGCAGTGATGAAGCTCAGCTCGCCATAAATGCCGAACTGCTCTGTTGCCTGGACGTTTCCACCAATTTTGCCGGACAGTTCAAACTCACCATCATCGCCTTGGGGCGATACATAAGCTGGACCGCCCTGCACGTAATAGCTGTAAACGTCTTGGCCGCCTTCAAAACCAACGTGGAAATCTGTAGTTGCGCCTAAGTAGTCGCCGCCCGAATAACCAGCGTTATTTTCGACGTTCACATAAGGGCCTGCCAAGGCAGCTGAACCAGCGAGAACACCAGAAACAGCTACTGCGAATGCTTTGATCATTTGTAGAAGGGGTTGAGTTTTCTTGAGCCAGATTAGCTGGTCTGGTCAATGGACAGTTAGGAATCTGCTCCTTAGTTCTCATCCGTTCCAGGGAACGTAGAGAAGTGCTTCTTATGCAATCCGGTGTAAAGACCACACTTGGGATGATCGCGGTTGTCGCGACCTTCAAGCATGTAAAGCATGGTCATCCATGTATTTCTATTGTTCATGGCTGTTAAATCTTCAGCACCTGGCTTGCAGGGAATCATTGGGTCAGGTCTAGTGGTCACGTCGTTTATTCTCGTAAAGGTCATTCTGCTGCGTTGTCTGGGTCAGCAGTCCACGCAGGGTAGTCAGATCCAGTCACATATTCAGCCAAGGCTTGCACCCGTGCCAGATCAGCATGGGGCGATACGTCACCAATCTTGGAGCAGTCTTCGATTGCTGTGACCTTAGTGCCGCATTCAGTGCGAATGGTTTGACGCCAGGTCTTCCAACCAGCATTCATTGTTTTGCCGCTTTCCTTGGCTTTAATGACGCGCCAATCAGAAGGGGAAAGCAAGGTGTTTGCTGTGTGCTTTGTTTGAGCAACCCAACCGGTTTGTAAGTCTGTATAGGTCTTGGGAATCAGGATGCCGTCAGCGTCAAATCCCCAATAAAATTTTTGGTCGTAATAAGGAGCTACATCGCCCCAGGTAATTCCAAGAGCTGCACGATCATCTGAACTGCTTAGGCGTAACCAGTTAGCAGGGTATTGAACGTCATTGTGCTCCCATGGAATATCCATGGGTAGACCGCGCGTGCCAATGTAATAGCCCATGAGAATGCAGGTGATGAACGAAGTTTAACGAGCAAGCCCGCCATTAGCCTGGAACGGATTAGAAGCAAATGCGATATAAATTATGGTATTACCAGGGCCATTTGTCGCGTCATTGCTTGATGTTGCACCCATAAGGCGAAACCCATTAGACAAAATATCTATG